TTAGTTAATCAATCACCTCCACAGATATGCGGCCATTCCAGTTAGTATCCGGCAGCAGATGGCGGGGGAGGTGATTGATTGACTAAAGCAGTTTCTTTTTCTGAAATAGGTAGATCGGGATTAAACCGGTGGGGCGGCACAATTAATCAGGAATGGCTTTCTGATTTAAAGGGAATTAAGGCAATAAGGGTTTATACTGAAATGTCAAGCAACGATCCGGTTATAGGTGCTTTGTTGTTCGCTATGGAAATGCTCATAAAAGGAGCAGAATGGCGAGTTGAGCCTTCCGGCAATAGTAATATTGACATGGAGGCAGCAGATTTCCTTGAGTCATGTCTGCATGATATGGAAAAGCCCTGGCTTGATGTTCTAAGTGAAATATTGACCATGCTTATTTATGGATGGTCTTTCCATGAAGAAGTATATAAGCGTCGTATAGGACCGGAAAACAATGTCAAAAGCAAATATAATGACGGTAGAATAGGTTGGAGGAAACTTCCCATACGCTCACAGGAAAGCCTTTGGGAATGGGTTTTTGATAATAATACCGAGGAACTTCTTGGGATGATACAGCAACCACCTCCGTCATATAGAAATGTATCTATTCCAATGTCAAAGGCTTTGTTATTCAGAACTAAAAGCATTTACGATAACCCGGAAGGCGTTTCAATACTCAGAACTTCATACGTTCCCTGGTACTATAAAAAGAATATACAAATAGTTGAGGGTATAGGCATTGAGCGTGATTTGGCTGGCTTACCTATTGCAGAAGTACCACCCTCTATTTTGGCTATAACCGCAAGTCCTGACGAAAGAGCAATTTTTGAGCAGGTAAAGAAGATTGTAACCAATGTAAGAAGGGACGAAAACGAAGGTATTATTTTCCCTGCTGAAAAGGTAAATGGTGCGGAAACTGGTTATAGATTTAGACTTTTAAGCACCGGAGGACAAAGACAGTTTGACACAACGGCAATTATACAAAGGTATGATCAGCGGATAGCTATGAGTGTACTTGGCGACGTTATATTAATTGGACATAATGCGGTAGGTTCATTTGCCTTGAGTAGTTCGAAAAGTGAACTATTTAGTATGGGTATAAACTCAATACTAAAAAACATTGAGGCGCAATTTAATAACGTAGCAATACCAAGACTATTTAGTTATAACTCATTTCCTGGTTTGACTGCTTTGCCAAGATTAGTTAGCGGCGATATTGAAACCCCTGATCTGGTGGAATTAGCTACATATATTGAGAAATTAACTGGTTCAGGTGCAGCATTATTCCCCGATGAGGACTTAGAGGCTTACTTACGCAGAGTGGCAAACCTGCCGGAAAACAGGGCGCATACTGCTGTAGTGCCAGAAAAACCAAGTGAAATTCTTTAAAAAATAATGGAAATATGTTATAATAAAGGTGGGGCACAGGGAGTCGCGACCCTGTTAAAACGGTTTTCCCATCCGGCCCCAATTTATAAAAAAATGGGAGTAAACACTATGGGTGTTTTTGTTATGCCTATAATAAAAAACGGTGAATACCGTAATTGTTTAACTTGCGATAAAGAGTTTTATGTGCAAAGAGCAAAGTTAAACAGGGGTGGCGGTAAATATTGTTCCGTAGAATGTAGGGGTAAGGATAAAAGAAACGGCGAATTAAGAATCTGTAAGACATGTAGGAAAGAATTCTATGCCTATTCTAAGAAAATTGAAAAAGGCGAAGGCATTTATTGTTCTACTAAATGCAGTATATTGGGAAGAAAAGAAGGAAAAGAAATAACATGCCCAGTATGTGGGAAAGTATTTTATGTTCCGAAACATAGGTTTAATAAAAAGACATATCCTAAATATTGCTCATTGGACTGCTTTGGCATAGCACATAGAAGGCCAAACAATATAAGAATAGATGGAAATATTGCATATATTGAATTAACAGATAAAAACGGTCATTTGATAACTGAGGCTATTATTGGTACTGAAGATATTGACAAGGTAAACGCTATTGGTTATAGGTGGCGTTTGCAATGTGGGATAAAAAATGGCGGTTATGTTGTAACTGATACCAAAGAAGGAATTATTTTTCTTCATCGAGTAGTAATGGATTGCCCGGAAGGGATTTATATAGATCATATTAATAATAATAAACTTGATTGCACAAAAAATAATTTAAGACATTGTACCTATAGTCAAAACAGACAAAATATTAATCCTGAAAAAATAAAACTTCCTAAAAGTGGAGTAAGAAATGTAACTAAGCATTACGGTAAATGGAGGGCTAGAATAACTGTGCAGGGAAAAGTTATTGATTTAGGGCATTTCTATACATTGGAAGAAGCAGAAGCCGCAGTTATAGCCGGACGTAAAAAGTATTTTACGCATTCAAAAGAAAACCTACCGCCTTTATAGGGCGGTTTTTTAATGTGGTGATAAGTATGGAAGAATGGCAACAAATGCAAAAAGCCGCTGACGATTCTGCACCCGAGATAGAGCAGGTATTTACTCAGGCGGCAGAAGTTACAGCAACAGCAATCGTCCTAAAGGAAATTTCCGAAGCATTGGAAACCGGAAATACTGCTGCCGCTGAGGAAGTAATAAACTGGGAGTTATTTGCTGCTGAATTAGCTGCAGCAACATTAATAATAACCAACATAGTCCAGAAAAACGGAAATAATGCGGCTAATAGCCTAAACTCTAAGTTTAAACTGAATACACGTTTTGATCTGCTAAACCCTTATGTTGTTGAGTGGATAAAAGAAAACTCTGGCGACATGATAACGCAAATAACCGATGAATCCCGTAAGGCTATACGGGCTATAATCTTGGATGCTTACCAAAGCGGTAGGCACCCGTACAAAACGGCCAGGGAGATAAGGCAGTATATTGGACTAACCGAGAGAGGCGCAAATGCTGTCCTTAACTACCGGAAAAGGTTGGAATCGGATGGAAAATTATCTCCGGTCAGGATTGACGAACTGACCAAGCAGTATTCTGAGAGGTTAATTAAGGACCGGGCAGTGATGATAGCGAGAACGGAAAGCATAAAAGCCAGCAATGCCGGGCAACAGTTACTTTGGGAAGATGCGGCAAGGAATGGACTTATTAATTTATCGACTGCTTACAAAAAGTGGATTGTAACACCGGATGACCGGCTTTGTCCTGTATGTCGTGCCATGAAAGGTGAGACTGTCCCGCTTAACTCACAATTTAGCGGTGGCGTTGACCATGCTCCAAGGCATCCTCGCTGCAGGTGCTCAATGTCTTTAGTAAATAAGAGGTGATAAAATGAAATTTTCACCAGAAACATTAATTGATAAAGTAATAAAAGATTTAGATGAAACATCTAAAAAGCATAAGAAGATGAAAGAAGAATTTTTTGACAAATGGAATAAATGGGGCACCCCTGTAAAAGCGAGGTGATAAAATGCCAGACTCATACACTCCACCGCAAGAAGTGCAAAACAATGCTAGGCGAGGCCTAGAACTACGTCAAGAATTTAACCGGGGCGGTACTGCCGTAGGTGTTGCCAGGGCTAGGGATTTGAGTAACGGCAAAGGCATTTCTCCCGACACTATAAACCGTATGATTAGCTATTTTGCCCGACATGAAGTGGACAAACAGGGCGAAGGTTGGGCCGACCAGAGCAACCCCAGTGCTGGCTATATTGCTTGGTTACTTTGGGGCGGTGATGCCGGAAGAACTTGGGCTGAGAAGGTGAAGCGACAAATGGAAAAAGATATTGAAAAACAAAAAGACGATTTTTCTATATATATACCGATCTCCAAAATGGACGATGAGCAACAAATTGTTTTTGGTTGGGGTTTGGTAAATAAGATAAACGGCGAACTTTTCGAGGATAGTCAGGGTGATTTAGTCGAGGACTACGAACTTGAAAAAGCCGTTTATGATTTTATGTTAGTCCCGAAGCATGATGAGATGCACAAAAGGATTGTACCTACTTCCAAAGTGGTTGAATCTTTTGTTGTTACGGATGAAAAACTATCCAAAATGTTTCCCGGTGAGAGTATTCCGCAGGGTAAGCGCGGTTGGTGGATTGGTATAAAAATATACGACAAAGAAATATACAAGAAGCACCAAACCGGGGAATACTCCGGTTTTTCTATTACCGGAAGCGCACAAAGGAGGGAAGTTTAACTTGTGTCTACACTACTTAAAAACCTAAAGATAAGAACTATCGGATCAGTTGACCGACCGGCTAATCAACCGGCTTTGGTTGAATTATGCAAAAGGTATGACTTGCCGGAAGGAGGTGAAGAAAATATAGAAATTGCAAAAGCCTCCGACCTATTGGAAATAACCCAAGAGTTGGAAAAAGCCGGTAAGAAAATAAGTAAGGAAAATCTCGATATACTCATGCAGGCCCACAAGTTGCTCATGGACATGATTTCCAGAGCAGGCGGTGAGATGAACATGGAAAAGAAAAAGGAGGATGATACCTTGGAAAATTTAGAAAAGGCTATGCCAAAAGAAGATTTTATGAAGATGAAACCGGACGAAATGTATGCGGCCTACGAAAAGGCTTGCACCAATATGAAAAAGTCCGCCGAAGCCCCGGTGATTAAGATGGAAGACCTGCCCGAACCTATTCGTAAGATGATGGAAACACAGCAGGCCGAGAAGGAAGTCCTGGAAAAGCGTCTGAAAGATACTGAAGAACTTGCTAAAAAAATGGCCGATGAAAAAGCCCGCGAAACATATATTGCCAAGGCTGCCGGGTTCCAAAACCTTGCCGTGAAACCTGACGAATTTGGTCTTGTATTGAAGTCTGCTGCTGAGAATATGACCGCCGAGGATTTTGCTTCCTTAGAAGGTGTATTGAAAGCTGCTGACGAGGCTATTAAGCAGGGCAACCTGTTTAAAGAGTTTGGCCGGTCCGGTCATGGTGCTGCCGTTAACTCTGTAATGGCTAAAGCCGAAGCAATGGCCGCTGAGATGGTGCAGAAAAGCACAGCCATGACAAAGGAAATGGCTCTGGCAAAGGTTTGGGAAGAAAATCCCGACTTGTACGAGCAATATGAATCAGAGAGAGGTGTTAAATAATGGCATACGAAAAACCGCTTGAATGTATTTCTTTACTTGCCGCTGCTGACTATTCCGCAAAGCAGTTTTATGCGGTAAAGGTTGATAGTAACGGCAAGGCTGCGCTGGCTGCTGCGGGTGAAAATGCTATCGGTATCCTGCAGAATAACCCGGTCGCTGCAGAACCTGCAACCGTTATGACCCTGGGTATTTCCAAGGCTATCTACGGCGGTTCTGTAACTGCCGGGCAAAACCTTTCCGCTGATGCTTCCGGTAAGTTTGTTGCAACCGCCGGTACTGCTGCTGCCGTTGCTGTGGCTTTGGAAAGTGGTTCTGCTAACGAAACACATTCTGTTATCTTGCTTACCAGAACCGCAACCGGTTCCAATTCCGGCATGATTTTAAGTATCCCGATCAAGTTATCCAAAGTTGCAGACGGTGATGTATTGACCACCTTCACCCCCGGCATCAACGGTGTGATTAAGAAAGTGGCTTTTGCCGTGACTGATCCTGCTACTACCGCAGCAAAATTGACTACGCTAAATCTGGAAATCGGCACAACCAACCTGACAGGTGGAGCAGTCGCCTTGACCTCAGCTAACTGTGGCACCTTGGGTGCAGTGGTGGCCGGTTCTGCTATAACCGCAAACAATACTTTTACCTCCACTGATACAATCAGTGTGGAAGCGTCAAGCACCACCGCCTTTGTCGAAGGTGAGGGCGTACTACTCATAACAATTCAATAACCGCAACCCCGGACAAAATTGCCGGGGTTTGTTTTTCCTAAAATAAATTTAAGGAGTGATTTAACTTGCCGCAACCGACAAGATCACAAGTTCATGTTTCAGTCCCGCTTACTAATTTAAGTGTGGCTTATATTCAGAGCGCAAGCGAGTTTATTGCTGATAAGATTTTTCCGAATGTGCCGGTCGACAAACAGGCCGATATTTACTATACTTACCCGAAAAATGCGTGGTTTCGCGATGAAGCACAGCAACGGGCACCCGGCACTGAATCCGTAGGTAGTGGGTACGGACTGGCAACAGATGACTACTCT